CAATAATAGATCGTAGTGTGTGGTTCATAGCCAGCCCATATTTAACGCCATGCTAAGCAATAAAAATACAGAACCAAAAAGTCCATTAAACCAACGGGGCATAATTGGGGCCATATAAACAGTGCCGATTAAGCCTAAAAGTTGAACTTCAGTCATTATTGCACCCCCATCAATGCAGCCCAACTAACAGGAAACAGCGCGCTCATTTCATTAGCGATCAATGCGGCAACTTCACGCGACTCTGCTTGGCTATGCGCATCCAAGCGAAGCCGGCACATGTCAGCGATAGCGCCCAACGATCCAGACCAAACCCATTCAGTCATCGTATTCAACAGTAACGCAGCGCGTGCTTGCTCAGGGCAAACGCCAAGGTCAAGTAAATCTTCGTAGGCATATAGCGAATGGGCTATTAAGTTAGCGAATATTTCATCAGCGACTTTTAGTTTGTCACCCGTTAACGCGCCACCAGACCCCTGCTTAACATTGTCGGCTGCCTTACGCCATTCCATTACGTGCATCTCAGGCTCACTGCTGACGTATCGGCGGGATACTTCATTCCAAGGCATAAACTTATGCTTAACCAACTGCCGCGCGACAAAGATCGGCGCCTTGACGCGGAACGTTGCAAATGCGTGATTGAACGGGCTAGTGTGCTTGTGGCACGCCAGATAATTAATCAGCTTTACATCTGCTGGCGACAACTTTTTAACTGTTGACGCTTTGTAATCCTCGCTGATTGTGCAACCTAAGTCCCAAGTGCTTTCTTTTTCAAACGATACCCTGGCAGCGTTAACTACGGATAAGTCTGAACCCATATGGTCGATTAGTGTAACTTTCATTTTTGCTCATCCTTAACAAATACACCATTCGGCAACAGCGTTCCTTTACGGTCTTTAATCTCGTCGTAAGCGGCTTGTAAGCAGCGTTCCAGCGTAGTGCCGCGCAAAGCGCAATACAAGATTAGCGTAACCAATACATCGCCAACGCCATCCTCAATGCCCGCCGTATCGTTTTTAATCTCTGCATCACACAACTCGCCCAGTTCGCTAACCGTTTTCATTAGCTGAACATACGGTTTAGCGTTTGGGATAATTTTTCTATCTTCTGCCCACTGGATTACTTTAATTTCTAATTCGTTCATTTCATGTAGCTCATCAATTCAGCGTTACGTTTAGCTTCAGACCATCGTTTGCTACCTTCGGCTTGCATGAGCGCTAACGCAAACTGCAAGAAATTCGATAGCTTATCAATGTCCTCCTCGTTTACTTCACCGTTGCGAATGTCGTTAATGATGCGCACGCATTGCTGTCTGCTGTACAGCACATTGTGCGCAAAGTCGCGGTCACGGTAGCTCATTTTTTGCAAATCCTTTTCTTTGCTTCTTTCAGATTGCTATCGAACAGCCATGCGGAACACTGCTTGTCTAAGTCTATCGCTGGCGCGGTAACAACGATAACCTGCCCCTTACCCAACTCAAAACAAGCCACGCCGTATAACGAGAACGCGATAAAAAACACGCCTACCATCATAAAATCTTTCATGTGTTCTTCTCCTTTAATGTTGCTTCTGCCCACCGCAGGATTCCTATAGCCGGTTCTCTCCATATAGCAAAATCATTTTCAGTCAGCCCTACCCATTCTTTCTCAGGCTGCGCTAGTGCTGTGCGTAGTGCTTCAATTGCTTGTTTAATTGGCGTTTTCCATATGGGCTCATTTGCGTGTGAATTTTCCAGCGCATCAAGCGCCATTTCCATTGCTTCTCTGCTCATGTGTTCTTCTCCTTTAGCTTTGCTTCAGCCCACCAAGCAGCAGATTCCCATGCTTGGCTAGTAACCCATGAGTCCTTGTTTCCTTCTCTTATTTCTTTATCAGTCAGCCCTACCCATTCTTTCTTTCGGTAGAACCCCGCGCTGTTCAGCACTTCTTCTAGATTCGGGCCAAATATTTTTGTTGGCTTATCCGTCAGCCCTTGCCATTCTTTTTTATTTTTACGTGCCGCTATTGCTGCATCAAGCTGCTCAATTTGATAAAAACGAATGTCATCCATTATATTTAATGAAGCGTACTCTGATTTCATGTTTCGATTAATCATGTCCCAAAGCCTGTCTCTGTGTTTTTGTAGAGCGTCAGCTATAACGTCATAGGCATCCATTGTTCTTCTCCTTTAGCTTTGCTTCGATGGCTCTGTAAAATTCTTCATACGGCGGCCTTGAAAAATCAGTTCTGCCTTGCGTTGCAAGTATTTTTACTTCCTTATCCGTCAACCATACCCATTCTTTCTTTGATAGCCATTTCTCTGGCGCTCCGCGAAATACTGGTTCCCTGCCTTCTAGTACCGCAAGCATAACTTCCATGCCGGTATACATGCCGTGAAAATAATGGTCATAATTCCACGTACCATCACGCCCTTGCACTTCAAGCATTTCTTTTAGCTTTATTAACGGCTTTGGACACTTTTTACAATATCCACCGATACCACATTGCCCACCGTCACATTCGGCTGGTTCAGGCTGCGCTAGTGCTGCGCGTAGTGCTTCAGCAAGCATTACAAACTGTGGTGTATAGGAATTTGGTGGAGGCATTTGAAAAGCAAGGTATTCAATCTGCGTAGCGATTCGCTTTATTGCTTCTCTGTCAGTCATGCGTTCTTCTCCTTTGCGTACAGTTCTTCGGCAAGCAGATACCCCTCAAGTGGCCACAGCTTATTGATGGCATCCTCATAAGCGAACTTCTCACCTAGCCCTTGGTTATACTTGCTCGGGTCTACACAGGCGCTCATACCCCAGACTGAATACCCGTTGACCATCTCTAGCTGACAGAACGTAGTAGTTGTTCCTTCCATCAATGTGTAAGTAGTGCGCTTAACGCGGTCTTGCATACTGTTCAGCGTAACGGTTGTTCTTACTTCTTTGATTTTCTCATCCATTTCATTTCTCCTTTATTCCGTGTGCTGCTTCGATTGCGCGGGCAAAATCAATGTCAATGTTTGGATTTCCACCAAGCAGACATTTCAAACCAAGCTCTTTACCAATTGCATAAATCGCCTCATCACTCAGCGGCTTGCGTTGTGGTGGTGCTGTGTAGAGCGGTAAAGGATTAAGTGATTCATCTGGTTTGCCGTGATATAAGCCAGCGTTGTGACTAATCCACGCCGCCGGATCAGATTCAGGCTGCGCTAGTGCTGTACGTAGTGCGTCTATTGAATTATTTAACTGCTCATGTTTATCAATTGATGTTCTCCAATCCGGTGTTATTTGCTCAAGCGCATCAAGCGCCATCTGCATTGCTTCTCTGCTCATACAGCCACCATCTTGCGCAACATGCGCTGCCAAAAGTGTAGGTCATGCGCCAGCAAGGCTTCTTGGATAAGTTCTTCATCCAATGTTGTCTGAATGTTCGGTGCAGGTGTCCAGTATTCGCCGACGCGTACTGGCTTTTCTTTAATAAATTTCCCGTCTCTTAGCATTTTCTCTATCCTCTATTTGTCGTCTTATATTCACAGCGCGTTTCTTAACTGCTGTGGCCTCTGCTTCGGTGTACAACGGTTGAACAAACTTTAAAAACTTTTCTGCGGTATAAAAATTCTGCTTACATAACTGGCATTTCAATTGCCGCCTGGTCCATTCCATATATCGTTTAGTGTTAATCACAAGCGCCTTGCCGCCGCACTTACACCTCACTTAGTATCTCCAACCGTTCCCGCGCATCACGTAGCGCACAGTACCGTTGATGCAACCGTGTCAGCATCATCACGCGTCTGGCGCCGGTACGTTCTTCGTACAACAACTTCAATACTTCTTCTTCCGATAAAGTCGTCAGTGCATCGTTCAAACTACGCCATGTATATTTCAATTTTCTTCTCCATTGCTTTAATGTATTTCTCAACTCGTTCACATGCGCGGATCGCTCGATTAAGCCGCGTTTGGCGTATCTTTAATTCGGCTTTTGCTACTTTTAAATTCTTGCGTGCTGTTTCTAAGTGTGTCATTTAAGTTCTTCCATTGCTATATCCGAAATAGTACGTTTGGCTTGCAGTGCTGCGTAAATGCGTTCATCTATCGTTTTGTTCGTCAGCATGACGTAGACCCATACATCGCGCATTTGACCGGAACGATGGAGCCTGCCGATGGTTTGCTCATACAATTCCAAACTCCACGGCAACGACAAAAAGACCATGTTGCACCCTCCGTGCTGAAGATTAAGCCCATGTCCTGCTGATTTTGGATGCACAAGTAAGAGTTCGACGTTGCCCATGTTCCAGCGTTCGATGGCGTTTGCGTCGTCCAACGTAACAGCTTTCGGATACCGTTTTTTAAGTTCCGATAACTCCTCTTGATACGTGTACGCAATAATCGTATTTGCATGTTGATTCTCCGTGAGTAGATCGTCCAAACAATCAAACTTGTGCGTGCTAAACCAGATCGGCGTTTGCGTTGTTTTGAATTGGCCTGGCACATCGGTTGCCACTTTGTTCGTGTCATACACAAAACCAGACGCCATCTGTTGCAGCTTGCCAGTGACAACTGCTGCGTTAGCCGCAATCGCTTTAGCGTCCTTAAACTCTACAACAAAATCTTTCTTCATTTCGTTGTACTTATCCATTGGCATGTCGCAACGAATTTCAACCGTGTGCAACTCCGGCAACTTGTCTTTATACAATCCTGCGTCTAATACGAACGTCGCTGGCTTGATGCGCTGCATGACGCGTTCGAGTGATCCCTTGCGCGGTTCCCATTCGCCGAACTCTTGATTGATCAGCACAAAGTACTCTTGCATGAACGCGCCTTTGGATCGGCCTAATAAATTCTGATCGACAATCTTGCACTGGCCGAACACATCTTCAAGACCGTTACTGGTAAACGATCCGGTCAAACCCCAACGAAACTTGCAGTTCAATACTTTATTCAACGCTTTAAAACGTGCGCCAGATGGATTCTTTAATTTCGTCAACTCGTCAAACACAATGCCATCGAATGACGACAAGTCCTGTTCAGCCAGCCACTGAATGTTGTCGTAATTCGTAATGACGATGCGCATGGGGCTTGCTAATGCGGCGGCGCGTTCTTTCGGTGTGCCGACAGCAATGGCAGGTGATAGCGTCGTCCACTTAGGTATTTCTACCGGCCACACATCGGTGCACACGCGCTTAGGCGCTAACACAAGAAAGCGTTTGGCAATGCCGTCGCGCAGCATGTCTTGCATGGCCGTCGCGGTGATCGCGGTCTTACCCGCACCAACTGGCGCCAAGATCATCGCCCGATCATTCTCGTAGAGAAAATCAGCGGCTTTGTTTTGGTAAGGTCTTAATAAAAGTGTCAATTTGTTCTTTCGTCCACAAACATGCGTAATTCTGATTAAGCGTTTTCATATCGTCAGCAAACAACATTTGCAGCTTTGATAATCGCCCACCTAATGTTTTTAATTCGACAAACCATGTTGTGCCGTCAGGGAAGCAAGCTATTCGATCCGCTACACCTTTACGGCCAGGTGATGTGAATTTCCAAGTCTTGCCGCCGTGATGCTCAACAGCCCATACGAAGTAATGTTCAATTTGTTTTTCTAACATGGCCCAAATATAAACTGTTAAAAAGTATTTGACAAGAATTATTTTCGTGCTATTCTGAAGGCTCACAAACTAAACGGGAGTACACGAAATGAAAGCATTTCCAGCGCCAACAAACTTATATGAGAAAGGCATGGACTTACGCGATTACTTTGCGGCTAAAGCTATGCAAGGCTTACTTGCGGCAAACCCAAGCGTTCCACTTAATGTTACTGATGAAATCGGTTTATTGACAAAAACAGCTTACGATGTTGCTGACTCAATGATGGCGGTGCGCAAATGAACCATTCAAATATCGTCGGTGGCTCAACAGCCAAACGCGTAATGGCCTGCCCTGGCTCGGTTGCGCTGGTTAACCAAATGCCTAAGCGTCCGTCTAACGAACACGCTGCCCGTGGTACGCTATTGCATAACGTCATCGCTGAAGCCTTGGAGCATATCAAACCGCTGCAAGACTTCATCGGTACCACATACGAAAAGCAGACACTCACGCCAGAGCTATTAGATGAAAAACTACGGCCCGCTATCGAGGCGCTCAATGAGATTGACCCCAATCAAGAAATGGAATACGCAGTCGAAACCCGAGTCGGCTTTGGCGATTTCTTGCCTGGTGTGTTTGGCTCTACTGACCTTCTCGGTCGTATTGGTAATAGAGCTATTGTGCTGGATTGGAAATTCGGCGATGGCGTTATGGTTGAAGCAGAAGAAAATCCGCAAATGCTTTTCTACGCTGCTGCTGCTATGCGCACTGACAAAACCAAATGGGTGTTCGCTGGCGCCGATGAGATCGAGTGCATCATCGTACAGCCGCCCTTTGTTCGTCGTTGGGTAACAACACGCGCCCGTGTTGAACAGTTTGAATTAGAGTTGGCGCGTGCGGTTAAGATCGCGCAACAAGCTGACGCGCCGTTGAAGATTGGTGATCATTGCCGTTGGTGTACTGCCAAACCTATCTGCCCGCAGATGACGGGGATCGTTGAGCGTACAATGCAAACGCAAGTCGCTGCGCTAGACAAGAACATGATTGCGCAACACTTAGCTAATGCAGAGATTTTAGAAAATTGGATTAAGGACATGCGCGCACTGGCTTTCCAAGTGCTAGAATCAGGTTCCGCTGTACCAGGCTACAAATTAGTCGCGAAACGTGCAACGCGTTCGTGGGCTGATGAATCAAAAGCAGTCGAGTTACTTGGCGACGCTGCGTTTAAGAAAGAAATTGTTTCACCGGCTCAAGCTGAAAAGCTTTTGAAGATGAAACTACCGCCGGAGTTGGTTGTATCAATTTCGTCGGGCAGTACGTTGGCTGAGGAGTCTGATCCAAGGCCAGCGGTTTTACAAATCGGGAAGCAGATAACTGCGGCCCTTTCTAAACTTTAATAAGGTAAGTTATGCATACTCCTACACGCGAGTTATCTTTCGGGGAAAAAGCAGTTGGTTTAACTTTTAACCCTGGACAAAATTACGAAGTGCATAAATGTAAAAAAGAATTTGCCGATATTATTGATCGCATGAATTATTTACGTTTGCGTTCTGATGATTTGGAAGTAAAAAGAATGGCTAGCATTGCCATTACAGAAGCTCAAACTGCACAAATGTGGGCAGTAAAAGCTATAACTTGGTCGGCTTAAACTAAACTTCAATAAGGTAAATTATTATGACATTCGCATTAGCTAATCTTCCACCAGTATCATCCTTGTCTGTTGCGCTGCGTAACATCGTTCAAGACGTAGCGCCAACAGGTACTGTCATTCTCAAGATGGATAAGACCGGCCATTGGGTATTCGGTGCAGACCAGACCGAAGTAGAAAGCGATTCAAAATGGGCGATCAATCCTTTCTCATTCATCCACGGCTTTATTGCTTGGGGTGACGCTGTTGTGCTGGGCGAGAAAATGGTTCCTATGTCGTCACCGTTGCCAGAGTTGGACGCTGCGCCAGCAGGCTCTAAACGCGGTTGGGAACAGCAGATCGGGTTCTCACTGAAGTGCGTATCTGGCGAAGATAAAGGCATGGAAGTGCGTTACACCACTACGTCAGTTGGCGGTCGCCGTGCAGTGCAGAATCTGGCTGTCGCTATCGCTGAGCAGGTTGATGTAGATCAGTCCAAGCCTGTCGCAGTCGTCGCGTTGAAGAAAGACCATTACGCGCATAAATCATACGGTCGTATCTATACGCCTGTGTTTGAAGTGCTGGAATGGATCGCGATGGACGGCGAGACTGAAGTTGAGGCCCCTGCGCTTGAAGCCGGTGGTCGCCGTCGTCGGGCAGCAGTCTAATTAAGGTTAGGGGGAAAGCGGATGCTAAGCAGGTAGTACTGAAACTCCTTAGACGCAGCGAGTACCCCACCTAATTATTATGCTCTGGATCGACTTTGAAACGCGCAGCCATTGCGACTTACCCAAACATGGCGTTTACAATTACGCACGCGATCCGTCCACAGAAGTGCTGTGCATGTCGTATGCGTTTGACGATGAACCTGTTAAAACATGGACACCAAATTTAACATTTCCCACGGACGTGTTAAATCATAAGGGCGAAATACGCGCCCACAATGCAGCATTTGAACGCCTAATCTTTTCCTACGTTCTGCAAGTCAAGTTTGACCTTACCCAATTCTATTGCACCGCAGCACAAGCGCGTGCTAACTGTGCGCCTGGTTCACTTGAAGATGTTGGCCGGTTCTCTGGCGCCAACATGCGCAAGGATCACCGTGGCGCGCAGCTAATTCGTTTGCTTTGCGTGCCGCCATTCAATGACGATCCTAAGCTGATGGTCGAGATGATCGAGTATTGCGAGCAGGACGTTCGTGCTATGCGTGAGATCAGCAAGGCAATGCGCCAACTATCCGCACAAGAGCTGGCCGACTATCACGTGAACGAACGCATTAACGATCGTGGTGTGCTGGTTGACATTCCATTGTGCAAAGCAGCAATTGAATACGCTGAAGATGAGAAGGTTGAGATTCAGCAGATTGTTGCCGAAGTCACCGAAGGCGAGATAACATCGGTGCGGTCGCCAAAAATGCGTGAATGGGTATTGGCACGCGTCGGCGAGCAGGCCAAAAAACTAATGTGGAACGGCGAAAAGTACAGCATCGATAAAGCCGTTCGCGCTAACTTACTTGCGATGGATGACCATGAAGAAATCCCAGGACATGTTGCCGATGTTATCCAATGTGCTGACGACCTGTGGGCCAGTTCAGTCGCAAAGTTTAATCGACTATCTCAACTGGCAGACGAGGATGATGCGAGGGTTCGCGGCGCGTTCGTCTTTGCCGGTGGATCAGCCACAGGCCGAGCCAGCAGTTACGGCGCGCAAGTCCATAACTTCACACGCCTATGCGCAAAACTTCCAGACGACGTACGGCAGGCTATGGTACGGGGTCATGAAATCACACCTAAGTTCGGAAAACGAGTAACCGATGTTTTGAAGGGTATGCTCCGGCCAGCGTTAGTTGCTAAGCCTGGGCACGTGTTCGTCGGTGCTGACTGGTCTGCTATTGAAGGCCGTGTACATCCGTGGTTATCGAATTGTGCATCCGGTGAGAAGAAATTAGACGCGTTTCGGCAAGACTTGGACCCTTACATTGTCAACGCCGCCGCCACTTACAATATGTCTTACGCAGCAGTCGAAGCCGAATACACATCCGGCAACGCCGCCAAGCGTCAGATTGGCAAAGTGCAAGAGCTGGCCCTTGGTTTTCTAGGTGGTGCTGGCGCGTTCTCGACCTTTGGCCGCGTGTACGGCGTTCACTTGCCAGAGGCCGACGTTAAGCGCGCTGTTAACGCATGGCGACGCGCCAACACATGGGCAATCGAACATGGTCAGGCGTTAGAAGAAGCGTACACGCGGGCTATGCGCAACGTTGGACGTGAGTTTAGTGCTGGCCGTGTGACCTATTTATTCGATGGTCAGACATTATGGTACGCGTTACCGTCAGGCCGCGTGTTATGCTATCCGTTCGCAAGATTAGAACCGGAAGGTGTCAGCTACGCCAAAGCATCATGGAAGCCCAAGGCCGATGCAAAAGAATGGCCGCGTGGCCGTTTGTGGCGTGGTTTAGCGTGCGAGAACGTCACGCAGGCCACCGCTAACGACCTACTGCGCCATTCGCTGCGCCAGCTTGATGCCGTCGTGTTGCATGTGCATGATGAGATTGTTTTAGAAGTGCCAGAAGAAGAAACCGAAGCAGCAAAGCAGCGTTTGCAAGATGTGATGTGTACCGCACCAGCATGGGCTAGTGATTTACCGCTGAAGATTGGCGTTGAAGTCTCTACCCGTTTCAAATAAAAAAAGCCGCCCTGCAAGGCGGCTTATTCACTACGAAAGCAAAATAAAAATGGAATTCCTAGAGTTTATAACAAAACTCGCTCCGGAGGGTGAGACTGCGTTAATAGTTAAACAAAAGCCACAGGGTAACGCCGTTCACGCCGATGGCACGATCAAATGCACATGGCCCGCGTACCTGCCAACGCACAAGATGCAAGACGGCCAGTCATGGTACGCGAACACTGCGTCTTTTATCATTGACCGTTTCGAGAATGGCCGTGTGTCAGCGTCAGCAACGAACAGCGAGTACGTTCTTGTGATGATGCTGGACGACATTGGCACGAAGTCACGCACGCCGCCATTGTCGCCCACTTGGATAATGGAAACGTCGCCAGGTTCGTTTCAATGGGGCTATGCTTTTTCAGATCAGCCGACAAAAGCCGAATTCAGCGCCGCGATCCGCGCTATTGCCGACGCGGGCTATACTGACCCAGGCGCATGTAATCCGGTTCGAAATTTCCGTTTGCCTGGCTCAGTCAATCTGAAGCCTGGCCGCGATGGTTTTAAATCACGCCTTGTTGAGTTTCATCCAGAGCGTGAGTACACGCTGCCAGAGATATGCACCGCTTTAAACGTCACGCCAGCAGAGGCCGATAGCCTGACCATGCGTCCTATCCGCTTGTCAGATGATGGCGCGGATGATGTTATTAAGTGGTTGTCCGAGCAGGGTATGGTCTTATCGAAGCCGAACGGCGAAGGGTGGGCCGGTGTTATCTGCCCGAACAACGCCGCCCATACCGATGGCAACCCAGAGGGCCGGTACAACCCAGCGAATCGCGCCTATTGCTGCTTGCATTCGCATTGTATTGATTTTGATTCCGCACTTTTTCTTGAATGGGTAGGCTTACAGGGTGGTCCGAAGCATACGCCTGGCCTGCGCGATGATTTGCTGGCTACCGCAATGGAATCGGCCCTGTCTAAACTTACGCCCACAATCGAATATCCCGACGTGGCCGCTAAAGAGATCGCCAAAGTAGAAAAACGTCAGCTTGACCGTGTTGAAAAGGCCGATTGGTTTAAGCGGTTCGCTTATATCCAGCAGGACGATAACTATTTCGATATGGCCGACCGGCGCGAGTTAAGCCGTTCTACGTTTAACGCCTTGTTCCGGCATGTGGCTTGCTTTTCGATTCACCCGAGCAAAACTCAGCGTCGGATCGAAGCGTCAGTCTGTTATGACGAAAATCGTCAAGCGTCCGGAGCCTACGCATTGGCCGGTATTACCTATGCAGCAGGCGAGTCAGTGCTAGTGTCGCGTGAAGGCCAAGCATACGGCAATCGCTGGATTGACCAGCGGCCAGAGACGCGGGCGGGCGACGCATCGGTGTGGCTTGCTCACGTTGAACGAATGATCCCTGACGATAAAGAGCGCGAGCATGTTTTGAACGTCATGGCTTATAAACTTCAAAATCCGAATCGCAAGATTAACCATGCCGTTTTGCACATCGGACACCCAGGCTCAGGCAAAGACACCATGTGGCAACCGTTCCTATGGGGTATCGGTGGCGAATCGCTGGCGAACGTGTCGATTGTCCGCAATGAAGAAATTCAGTCCCAATGGGGCTATGCTTTCGAGTCTGAAGTAATGGTGTTCGAGGAACTGCGCCAAAGTGAAGCGAAAGACCGGCGCGCGCTTGAGAATCACCTGAAGCCGATCATTGCCGCACCGCCTGAATTTTTGTCAGTAAACCGTAAGGGTATGCACCCGTATGACGCGTTAAACCGCATCTTCGTTCTCGCGTTCTCTAACGAGCGCGTGCCATTGTCGCTACCGTCCGATGACCGCCGATGGTTTGTGACCTATTCCGACGCTGGCCGAATGAGCGACGAGGAAGGCCAAGCAATTTGGGCATGGTATAACGCCGGTGGTCTGGCTGTGGCCGCTGATTGGCTCATGCAGCGTGATGTGTCGGCGTTTAACCCAGGCGCAAGCCCACCGTTGACTGAAGCGAAAATTATTATGGTAGAACATGGCCGCAGTACCGCCGAATCGTTCTTAGTCGAGATGATCGAGAATCGTTTAGGCGAATTTGCCGCTGGCGTGGTGGCCGCGCCGTTTTATTCGATATGCGACAAGTTACAAGGTGGCGCGCCGCAAGGCACACGCGTCGTTCAAGCTGCGTTGTTACACGCCTTGAAGGAGGCCGGATGGAAAGACCTGGGCCGGATAGCGTCGCGTGAATTTAAGTCTAAGAAACACCTGTTTTGCGCCCCTGATATGGCAGGCATGTCTAAATCAGACTTGCGTCGGGCCGTCGAAGAAACACCTGCGCCGATGAGAATAGTAAAGTAAAGGCATAAAAAAGGCCCGCTGATGAGGCGGGCCAAGTACAGCCGGAGAGGAGCTACAGGCCCAGTATAATCAAAATTATGGCCGTGAGGATAAAAATGTACATTCGATTTTCCGTATAACGTCATCAGCCAAATAGTCCACCACATCAACCCCGCCCGCGTAAGCATTGACGAGCCAAGCGCCATCGTCGTGCTCAAGAAAACAGATAAACGGCCCATATTCAAACGCGGCCAAGTGTTGCGGCCAGCACAGGCTTAGCATTTGATCACCTCCGCTGATTTAAGCGCGCCGGTCTCGACGTTGAATGTCAATTTTACATTTGCCCGCTCTACACTTTCATTTACGCTATATACGTGTACTTTATCAATTCTGGAAATGTAATACCGCACAACGTCAGGCTTCGGTTCCGGCTTAATACGATACTCGCTGTCAACGTCCCAAATAGGGTTATTGTCAGTCCACCATGCGTAGCCGCTTTTGCACTGAATTATTTCGCCGTCGGCCCACGCTTTAATCGCTTCGGCATGTATATGTGGCTTTTTCATTTAATCACCTCCGGTAGTTGAACGTCATCGCCCAGTTTGCTGGCTACATAGCAGCGCATTGCTGCCACTAGTGGTGCTGGGCCGTGTGCTATAACGTGTTCTGTGTCGCCTTGCACATCTATCTCTTTAATGGCTTCCCAGCTATATCCTGGCACTAAGTGTATTTCCTCACGCTCAATGATCGGCCCGCCTTGCGCCCAGTTAGTGGAGTATGCCGGTACTGCCACAGGTTTATATCCTCCCTCTGCCTTAGCCACAGCCCAATCCAATGCTGCGCCTGTTAGTTCTTTTGTTTTCATTGGCACAGCTCCTCTATAAACGCGTAAAACGCCCAGATTGTAATGACTAGCACAAAAGCTAATTGAAGTATCTTGTCCCACATGATCAGAATTCCTGATCGTAGATCAAGCAGCCGTCCACAGTAGTGCCGACAAGCGTAGTGTTTTCCTGCGCATATTCAACGGCGGCATCAAACATAGTATTTTCGTCTAGTCCATCGGTGTCGATACCGTATTGCTTACAAAAGTCTTCCGGTGTCGATTCAGCGTATTCGCAACAGATGGCGATAACGTCTAAATCCATATCGGGATCGCACTCCTCAAAATAATCATAAAGGATGTTCAACGCTTCCCATGAAAACTGCTTTGCGCGGTCCGCTGTATAAAACGCTTGATGAAATTGTGTAACGCCAATAGTCTGTTTCATTTGTTTATTTCCTTAATAGTAGATAAGTAGACATTACGGCCCGCGTCCCACTGTTCGACGCATACGGACGCGTTAAACGCGGATAACTCATCGGCGCGCATTAACGCAATTTCTTTAGATTCAAATACGCCATGCCGCGTTAATTTCCAATGCGACGCTTCGCCGGTATCCGATACCCAAACTTCAAAACGCAATTGTGTTGACATTTTTTATCCGCCCGCTTTCGCGGGCGCTCCTCTTAATAGTTGTGTGGGGTTGCGTTTGCTGCTTTCGCTGCTTTCTTCGCTTCTACTTTGCTTGCGTACAGATTAGAACTAATTACTTGATCGTAGGACACTGCTGCGCTGCGACTAATGATTAGTTCAAACATGCCTTTTTGACGGGCTTTGAAGATATGGGCAAACATTTGGTTCTCCTTTGCGGTTGGTATGTAAAAGATTATTTCACATATCAATTATGGATGTCAACTATTTCTTTACAATTATTTGCGGTGTACAGATGCGCATATGTAAGTTATAGTTAGTCCGTAAGTAATTACGCTTACTAACTAGGAGAACAACATGGATTTAAACGTACCAATCCCAAACGCCAGATACAATACTTACCCGTTCGTAAAACTGATGCCTGGCGAATCTGTTTTGCATATTTGTCCCGATAGTGAGCGCGCTCGGACACGAAGCGCAGCTTATCGCGCTGCAAATGCTAAAAAATGGAAAATTGTCGTGCGTTCGCTTGAAAATGGAATTCGCGTCTGGCGAATTAGTTAATGTAAGTCAGATATGTCAAACGTGGGTCAAGAAACAAGGGTGCTTGACATACGCGGAAAGCCTTGCTGCATATAGGTTTTAGTCTTTTGTAGGTCAGATTGTCATATATTTAGTTTACATTAAAAAATTATATATCTGTTAGTTATATAGCAACATTGTAGGATATGGGCGCGCTTTCACCGCGCTTCCAGCGATTTAAATCGCATGACAATTTGACCGACATGACTTACGTAGCTTTTTAATAACACTTAAATTCTTAAGCAAAAGCGCCCGCGCAAACCCCCGCGCAATTTTCCCCCGCCGGTTTTTGTACGTCGTTTATTTGGCTTACAAACTTGCTGGCGCGCCCGCAATTTTCGCTGTAAGCCAAATGTCGGTCATTCGCTTACACATACTTACATTCAGCAAAACCATACATACCTACAAGCCTACAAGCTTCGCACCCGCCAACAAAAAAACTGTACCGTTCAGTAATAATCTGTACCGTATAGTTTCTGACTGATCAGTATATTTTCTGACTGTACCGTTCAGTAATAAACTGCACCGTATAGTTTCTGACTGATCAGTATAGTTTCTGACCGCTAGGTTTTTGCTGTTTGCTTTTTGCTATCGAGGGGGGAAGGGGGCCTGCGGCCAGTGTGTGTATGGCTGGGTGCGTTCACGAACAATTTTTATTTTTTTTAGTATATACTCGCACGCATATAAGTCGGCGCAGGCCCATGTGTAGCATCGACATGCGCGCCGGATAATCGTAACCGGCAATAACTATGATCTTCTCACTACCACTTGCTGTGCGGGACGTTAAAGCGACTGAGGCGCGCCTCCAGTCCATCTACGACGCTGCCGCGCTTGGTCTTAAAGGCGACGCATTGGCGTTAGCTGCTGGCATGTTGCCTATCGAGTACCGCCAACTCTGCCAGCTAGACCCTATGGCCGAACTGGCCGCGCAGAAGGGGCGCGCTGACTCTGAGATTGAGGCGTCATCACAGCTACGCGAAGCAGCGCGTGCGGGCGACGCTAAGGCGGCGCTGGCTATCCTTCAGCACAGCCACGGCTGGACGGCCAAACAAGAGATCGCGGTCAACGTACACAACATCAGCATCACGCAGGCGCTCGAAGATGCGCAGAAGCGTGTCATTGAAGGTCAATTTACTGAAATAAATGTCTTGGAGAATAGGCAATGTCAGAATTCGGTACTGGATTAACTGCCGCTGCGTTACGTGCGTACGATGCGTTAAGCGATAGAAAAACTATGCCGTCTAACCGACGCGTATTATTAGAAACTTTGGTTGATAAGTCAAAAGAACCAATAACTGAAAATGCTTTGCGCCCCGCTGAGTTAGACGCATTAAACAATTTAATTAGAAGTAAATATTCAAATTTGCAAAAACCGGCAACGCAATACAAAAATTATATCGACCGTACGTTAAGCGAACATGAATCTGCGGGTAAAACTAAACGTAAAGAAGGGCGAATAAATGCAGATTATGAAAAACAATTAAGAACCGACAGAAAAATTATCGATGGTTATTTAAGCGGAAATTTAACGCCTGAATTTTTAGACATGGCGCATGGTAAACCTGAATACCACAGAAATGTTGCGCTTACATTAGCTGGCATCGGCAACGGTGAAGGAACACCTTTTTCGGTTAAACCAAATATACAATACGAAGATTACAATAAATTTACAGACCCCATGGTAGCCCGCAACATATTAAGCGGGTCAAATCCGTATGATTCTTTGGCTACGCTTTTAGGGCGTTTTAACTATGGTATTGACCCTAAAACAAAACAATTTGTAGCAACTGATAAATATGATTTTAATCCTTATAAATCAATCCTGACCAACAAAGACGCAACACCTGTAATACCCTACGCCGAAGATTTAATTACGCTGCCTATTGATGGCGGGACTAGCGGCGGCGCGTATAATTTATTGCGTAGATACGCAGGCACTGTTGTTCCACCTGGGCAAGGCCGCGATGTACGCATCCAATTAAATAATTTATTACCCGCGCCTAAAAACGCATTTGTAGGTAAATAGTGCAAACAACCATCTACTCGCCAGACGAAGAACAAGCGTTAATGAGCCGGCTTTGGTCGGCACAGATTAAAGACAATCCATTAGCGTTCGTTCTATATGTGTTCCCGTGGGGCGTTAAAGGCACACCGCTGGAGAACTTCGCTGGCCCGCGCAAATGGCAACGAGACATCCTCCTGCTTATAGCCGATCAGATTAAGAGCAACCAAGGCAAGATTGACTTCGATACGCTGCGCTTGGCAATCTCGTCAGGCCGTGGTATTGGTAAGTCTGCATTGGTTAGCTGGATTACGATCTGGATGCTGTCGACCCGCATTGGGTCTACGACCATCATCTCGGCCAACAGCGAGAGTCAGCTACGCTCGGTTACTTGGGCTGAGATTACTAAATGGCTGGCGATGTCGATCAACAGCCATTGGTTTGAAGTGTCGGCGACAAGACTCATGCCAGCTAAATGGCTGACTGAGTTGGTCGAACGTGATCTGAAGAAAGGCACGCGTTACTGGGGCGTTGAAGGCCGGTTGTGGTCGGCAGAGAATCCTGACGCCTACGCGGGTGTGCATAACTACGACGGTGTGCTGGTCATCTTTGATGAAGCGTCGGGTATTGATGACGCCATCTGGGCGGTGACGTCTGGTTTTTTTACGGAAAACACACCAAATCGTTTCTGGTGCTGTTTTTCTAACCCACGACGCAATACGGGGTACTTTTACGAGTGTTTTAACGCCAAACGGGCGTTCTGGAAAACTAAAGTAGTGGACGCCAGGACTGTAGAAGGTACTGACAAGCAGGTGTACCAGCAGATTATTGACGAATACGGCCCAGACTCTAGCCAAGCGCACGTTGAGGTGTACGGTGAGTTCCCATCGGCTGGCGATGATCAGTTCATCTCGTCAGGCATTGTGGACGACGCAATGAAACGGCCTAAGTATAAGGATTTGTCGGCGCCGATTGTGATTGGTGTCGATCCGGCGCGGTTCGGGGCTGACGCAACCGTCATCGTGGTGCGCCAAGGGCGCGATATTGTCGAGATTAGGCGCTATCGGGGCGACGACACCATGACGGTGGTGGGCCATGTGATCGACGCGATCGAAGAATACAAGCCAACACTGGTCGTGATCGACGAGGGCGGCGTGGGTGGCGGTATTGTGGACAGGCTGAAAGAGCAACGGTACAAGATTCGGGGTGTAAACTTCGGTAATAAGTCTAAAAACCCGCTGATGTACGGCAATATGCGAGCGCAGATGTGGGGTGAAATGCGAAATTGGTTGAAAGAAGCAAGTATTCCACTAGACCGCACACTAAAAACGGACTTAATATCGCCAATTATGAAGCCGGACTCAAAAGGAACGATTTTCTTGGAGTCTAAGAAGGATATGAAGTCACGCGGGCTGTCGTCGCCGGATGCGGCTGACGCGCTATGCGTAACTTTTGCTTTTCCTGTTGCCAACCGCGAGTATAATGCTCGTACAACAACCCGCCAGGTGTCATCTGGCACTGTTACTAGTTCATGGATGGGGTCATAATATGCCATTGAAGAAAAGCACTACGCCTAAAGCGTTTCGTGAAAACGTGAAAGCGGAAGTTAAAGCGGGTAAACCTATTAAGCAAGCGGTGGCGATAAGTTACGCCGTTAAACGTGAAGCTGCGAAAAAATCTAAATAATGGCATATAACAGCGACGTTAAAGCGGCAGGTAAAGTATCTGAATCTGACGATACTGACTCACTAGCCACCATGCGCAGCCGGCTTTCGCTGGCTATTGGCGCTTATAGCGAGTCGCGCGAAGATGAACTGGACGACCTGCGCTTTTATGCCGGCTCACCCGACAATCAATGGCAATGGCCGGCAGATGTGCTAGCAACGCGTGGTGCGGTGCAAGGCCAAACCATTAACGCACGCCCCTGCCTGACCATTAACAAGCTGCCACAGCATGTGCGGCAAGTTACCAACGATCAGCGCCAGAATCGTCCAAGCGGTAAAGTCATCCCTGTGGATGACAAGGCCGACGTTGAAGTAGCTGAGATTTTTGATGGTATTGTGCGCCATATTGAGTATATCTCGGATGCTGACGTAGCCTACGACACCGCCTGCGAGAATCAGGTCACCTACGGTGAAGGTTACATCCGTATTCTGACTGAATACTGTAACGAAGATAGTTTCGACCAAGACATTAAGATTGGCCGTATCCGCAATTCGTTCTCCGTGTACATGGACCCAACCATTCAAGACCCTTGCGGCTCGGATGCTGAATGGTGCTTCATTACAGAGGACATGCTCAAAGAAGATTACGAACGCGAGTTCCCGAACGCTAAACCTATCTCGACGTTGGAACAAGGCGGCGTAGGCGATCAAACACTGTCCAACTGGGTCAATAAAGATACCATTCGGATTGCTGAGTACTTTTACATTGAGCATACGTCTAAGAAATTGCATCTGTACCACGGCAATGTGTCGGCTTTTGAAGATAGCCCAGAAGATAAGCAAATGAAAGCAATGGGCATGAAGCCGTTGCGCACCCGCGTGGTGGACGTTAAAAAGGTCAAATGGTGCAAAACCAATGGCTACGAGTTCATTGAAGAAAACGATTGGGCTGGCGCGTCGATTCCTGTTGTTCGCGTGGTTGGTAATGAATACGAAGTAGATGGCAAACTGTACGTGGCAGGTCTGGTACGCAATGCGAAAGACGCGCAGCGTATGTACAATTATTGGGTTAGCCAAGAAACTGAAATGCTGGCATTAGCGCCTAAAGCACCATTTATTGGCTATGGCGGTCAGTTTGAAGGCTACGAGAACCAATGGAAAACCGCTAATACGACCAATTGGCCGTATTTGGAAGTTAATCCAGACGTAACCGACGGCCAAGGCGGCGTACTGCCATTGCCAGCACGCTCACAGCCACCAGTGGCATCTAGCGGTCTGTTGCAGGCCAAGATGGGTGCATCGGACGATATTAAGTCTACTACAGGCCAATATGATACAAGTCTGGGTCAAACTTCTAACGAGCGGTCGGGCAAAGCAATTATGGCGCGTGAGCGTCAATCTGATACTGGCACTTACCATTACGTTGACAATCTGGCACGCGCTGTTCGTTATGTTACGCGTCAAATTGTAGACTTGATCCCTAAGATTTACGACACACAACGCATCGCCCGCATTATTGGAATTGACGGCGAAACCAGCATGGCTAAGATTGACCCAATGCAAGCCGAGCCGGTCAAGAAGATTGTTGACCAAGCCGGTATTGTGCTGGAAAAAATCTACAACCCTGGCATTGGTAAGTACGACGTCTGCGTAACGACCGGCCCGAGCTACATGACCAAGCGTCAAGAAGCATTGGAAGGCATGTCTGTACTGCTGCAAGGCAATCCACAACTGTGGGCTGTGGCCGGCGACTTGTTTATTAAGAACATGGATTGGCCTGGCGCACAGGAAATGTCTAAACGGTTTGCTAAGACGATCGATCCTAAGTTGCTGTCGAACGAGGATGAATCGCCTGAATTGCAAGCTGCACAGCAACAGATTCAAGCAATGGGTCAGGAAATGGATCAGATGCACCAGATGCTGCAAAACGTCGGTAAATCGATGGAAGCGCAGGATCAGGAGCGTAAAGACTTTGAAGCGAAGATTAAGGCTTTTGAAGCGGAAACTAAGCGCATTACGGCTGTGCAAGCCAGCATGTCGCCTGAGCAGATTCAGGATATTGTCATGGGTACGGTTCATGGCATGATCGACAGTGGTGACTTGATTCAGGAAATGCCTGGCCGTGAGACGAATGAGCAAATGCCTGAGTCGGCTGAGTACGCACCACAACCACAAGAGCCGCAACAACAAATGCCACTTGAAGGAATGGGACAATGAAGGCTGCGGATTTCGTAGGTTTGCTGTTTTTAGCGCGTGATGTTGCACATAGCGTGCATTTAAACACACGCAGCTTTTCTAAGCACATGGCGCTCAATACCTTTTACCATGAGATTATTGAGAATGCCGATGAGTTTACTGAAGCGTACCAAGGCCGACACGGTTTGGTCGGCCCGATCTCGCTAATGTCAGCTAAGAAAACATCGAATATTGTTGAGTTTCTTCAGAATCAACTTGAAGAAATTGAAAAGGAGCGATATAACGTAGTCGATAAATCCGATACGTCGTTGCAACAAATCATCGACAATATCGTTCAATTGTACCTATCCACGCTGTATAAGATAAGGTTTTTGGCATGAGCGCATTTGTATCGCAAACACAATACGGCAAAACTGAACAATTTAATTTGCAATTGGCGCGAAATCAAATTCAAGGCCATAAATTTCAATTTAAATTTGGTTATAACCCTACGGTTACTACTGCGGAAACTACTGTTTGGACTCAAGGTGGGGTATACGCATATCAAGCGTCTGCTATTCAGCTAAAAATTTCTAGCAGCTCAGCTAACGATACTGCTGCGGGTACTGGCGCTAGAACAATAAGCGTACAAGGATTAGATTCTGCATACAATGAAATTAGCGAAACTGTAACGCTTAACGGGCAAACACCAGTTCTTACCGCGAATAATTTTTTGCGCGTTAATCGTATGTTTGTAATAGCCGCAGGCAGCGGAAATACCGCAGCGGGAACTATTTACGCAGGCGACGGAACAGTAACTGCGGGTGTTCCGGCCACAGTTTATGCAGTTATTAGCTTGGGTGAAAACCAAACTTTAATGGCTATTTGGACAGTTCCTGCTGGGTATACGGGCTATTTAGTTGAATCTACTTTAAATGTAGGTGATGCGGGAGCATCCCAGTCACTTATTGGCCGATTAATGCAAAGACAGATAAATGGCGTTTTTAGAACAGTGTCTAAAATAGTTTTACATGATGGTACGGCTAACTTTGACGGGTCTACAATTCCATTAACTTTTCCCGAAAAAACAGATATAGAAATTCGCGCAACTAGCACAGCTGGAACTAATCAAGCGGGCGCTAATTTTGCGCTGATTTACATTAAAAATTCAACGGACTAAACATGGCAAATTACGCGTACATTACCGCTTCGGCAAATATCAAACCAATGGCAGGTAAGCTAAAAGCTATTTTTGTTAGCGCCGCGTCGCTTGTGCCAACTATTACAGTCTACGATTCTTCGTCCACAACCACGTCAAAAACAATTTTGGGCGTGTTTACGCCTGCGGCAGCAACAGTATATAACTTTCCGTTAGATGGAGTTTTTGCCAATAACGGCATATACGTTGTCATTAGTGGTACAGTTGCTGCTACAATTATTTACGAATAACCTTATCGGCGAGGCACACCGAGGATTCTAAGGAATCAATACAATGTCTGATGAAGTAGAACTAGCGGCAGTAGAACCCGCGCCAGAACTGGAAGTTACGGCAACTCCAGAACCTGAAGAACTAGCGCCGGAAGTGCCAGCAGCATCTAAGACCTTCACACAAGAAGAATTAGACGCAGCAATTGGCAAACGACTTGCAAGAGAGCAACGTAAATGGGAACGGGAACAGGCTCAGCGACCAGTCGCTAAAGCTGCTGAACCGCCACCCGCGCTTGACCAGTTTAATACTGTGGATGAGTACGCCGAAGCATTGGCGGCATCAAAAGCAGAACAAATGCTGGCTGACCGCGAAGCGAGACGGCAACAGTCTGAACTTTTAGAGTCCTATCACGATAGAGAAGAGGAAGCGCGGGGCAAATACGATGACTTTGAACAAGTCGCGTACAACCCTAACCTGCCGATCACTACCGTGATGGCTCAGACGATTCAATCGTCGGATGTTGGCCCCGACTTGGCTTATTACCTTGGGACTAACCCGAAAGAAGCGGATCGCATTTCCAGATTGCAGCCTTTCATGCAGGCTAAAGAAATTGGACGGATTGAGGCCAAACTGATCTCAAGCCCGCCCGCAAAGAAAACATCGACTGCTCCGGCACCGATTAGCCCTGTTACCGCGCGTTCCTCTGGGAACCCGATTTATGACACTACTGATCCACGGTCCTCCAAGACCATGACGGATTCGCAGTGGATTGAAGCAGAACGGTTGCGGCAAGCTAAGAAATGGGAAGCATCGAAACTCCGCTAATTTTACTTTTAGGAAATATCATGGCAAATAGCATTCTTACCATCGACATGATCACGCGCAAGGCGCTTGAGATTCTCGAAAACAATCTGGTTCTGACCCGTAACGTCAATCGTCAATACGACGATTCTTTCGCCGTTGAAGGCGCTAAAATTGGTTCCACACTGCGTATCCGTCTGCCGGATCGCGCTCTGGTGACCGACGGCGCCGCCCTGCAAGTTCAGGACGACAACGAGCAATTCACCACCCTGTCTGTGGCTAACCAAAAGCATATCGGCGTGAACTTCACTTCTGCCGAACTGACCATGCAATTGGATGACTTCGCAGAACGTGTGTTGAAACCACGTATTTCCCAATTGGCTTCCAGCATTGATGCTGACGTTGCCAATGCTTACCGTACCATCGGTAACTCAGTCGGCACGCCAGGCACAACGCCTTCAACTTCGTTGGTTCTGCTGCAAGCTCAGCAAAAACTGAACGAAAACGCTGCTGTTATGTCCCCACGTTACGCAACCGTCAACCCTGCCGCTAACGCTGGTCTGGTTGAAGGCATGAAAGGTCTGTTCAATCCAACCGACACTGTTAGCCGCCAATTCAAAAACGGCATGATGGGTACTGGCGTGTTGGGCTTTGAAGAAATCAACATGTCGCAGTCGATCAAACAGCACACCACGGGTTCCCGTGATGCGTCTGCTGCCACCATCGTTGCCGCTTCGGTGACTTCGGAAGGTGCTTCGACCCTGTCGCTGTCACAAGCTTCGGTTACCACCACGATTAAAGCTGGCGACGTGTTCACCATCGGTAGCGTGTTTGCGGTCAACCCACAAACCCGTGAATCCACTGGTTCGCTGTTCCAGTTCGTCGCTCTGGCTGACGCTACTGCCGTGTCTGGTACTTGGACTGTTACCGTTGCTCCGATCTATTCGGCTAATCATGCTTTGGCAACCGTCAACGCTCTGCCGCTGGTCAACGCCACTGTTACTTTCTTGGGCGCTGCTTCTACTCAGTACGCTCAGAACTTGGTCTACCACAAAGATGCGATCACTTTTGCAACCGCTGACTTGCTGCTGCCACAAGGCGTAGACATGGCTTCGCGTGCTGTTCATAACGGTATCTCCCTGCGCGTGGTTCGCCAGTACGATATTAACAATGACCGTATGCCTTGCCGTATTGACGTCCTGTACGGTTACAGCACCATCCGTCCACAAATGGCTGCTCGTATCTGGGGCTAAGTCTGAAGGGGGCTTCGGCCCCTTTTTCAAAATTCTTTTAAGGAAAATATCATGGCAATTCCAAATGGCGCAGGCGGCTATCAACTTGGTGACGGCAATCTGAGCGAAGTAAGTATTGGCGTTCAATCAGCTCCAGTGGCTAAAACCGCTGCTGCCACTCTGACCGCTGCTGAACTGACTAACGGCATCGTTACTTATACCGGCGCTGCTGTTAACCTGACTCTGCCTACCGTGGCTGACCTTGAAGTGCTGGTTTCCAGTGCTAAAGTGAATAGCTGCTTTGACTTCAGCATCATCAACACCGGCGCAACTAATGCTGCCACCGTGGTTGTTGGTACTGGCTGGACTCTGGTTGGCGTGGCTGCTGTTTCGGCTGTTACTTCGGCTACATGGCGCGCACGCAAGACCGGCGACGGTACTTGGATTGCATACCGTCTGGCTTAATACGAAGGGGGCTTCGGCCCCTTTCTTTAAAGGATAAATCATGGCAAATACAAAAGCAGTCGGCATTGCATATGCTGACCCGTCATTTGACAACGCCCAATACAAACTGTATTTGGTGGCTGACTTGCCTGCCGCATCGGTTGCTTTGGCAGGAACGCGTGCTGCGGTTAGTAACTCTAATGCTGCTTACACAGCGGGCATTGGCGCAACGGTTGCAGGTGGCGGCGCGTTTATCGTGCCTGTGTTCTGTAACGGTGTAAATTGGCTTATCGGCTAATATGAATGGGGCTTCGGCCCCATCTAAACTATGAACATTTACCTCCAACACCCTGTGCATGGCCGCAAGATCGCAACAATGGAACTTGAAGCGGAACAGGATGAACAAAACGGCTGGACGCGATACAATGACGACATTGTGGAAGCGCCTAAAGTCGAAAACGAATTAGTTAGCCGACGCAAGCGCGCAACTAAAGGAAATTAATCATGGCAACATACACAGCCGGCGAACAAATTAATGCAGCATTGCGCTTAATTGGCATGTTGGCTGAAGGTGAAGACCCAACGCCGCAAACGTCGCAAGACGCGTTAGCCGCGCTGAATCAGATGATTGATTCATGGAACACCGAACGGTTGTCTGTTTTTAATACCCAAGACCAAGTGTTTACTTGGCTTGCCGGCACGTTGACACAAACTGTTGGCCCTACAGGCACGTTTGTGGGCAACCGCCCTGTAGCGATTGATGACGCTACTTATTACAAAGACCCAGGCACTGGCGTATCTTTTGGCATTAAGTTCATCAATCAGCAGCAATATGACGGTATTGCGGTTAAAACCGTAACGTCCACCTACCCGCAAGTCTGTTGGGTAAACATGGAATACCCGAACATTACGATGACGGTATATCCACGCCCTACGCGGGACTTGGAATGGCACATTATTTCGGTTCAAGAGTTAGATAAACCAGCAAATCTTTCTACAGAAATTCTGTTCCCACCAGGTTATTTGCGTGCGTTTAAGTACAATCTGGCTTGTGAAATTGCTGCTGAATTTGGCGTAGAACCATCGCCAACAGTGCAACGCATTGCAATGACAAGTAAACGTAACCTTAAACGCATCAATAATCCTGATGACGTTATGTCGATGCCTTACGCGATTGTTGCAACGCGTCAACGCTTTAATGTTTACGCGGGTAATTTTTAACTACTAAATAGTGCAAGCACTATGGTATTTACGTTTTCCAGCCAAATAAGCTTGGTGAGCTTTTTCCGGCGTTAAATAATCACCAAGCCATTTGGATTTGCCGTTAACTGACATGCTTGCGCGCCATTTATTTTGAAACCATATAACGCCCATAAAACCGGATTTATTTCGTTTATTTGGTTTCTTAATATTTTGAGAATTACCTTCTGCGGTTACATTTCTAAGATTAGCTATGCAATTGTCCGCTTTTTTGCAATTGATATGGTCAATCAAACCGGTAGGCCAAACGCCATGCACGTAAAACCACGCCAATCTGTGCGCTTTGTACACTTTACCGTTGATACCAATTGTAACGTAGCCAATTCTTTTTTCAATGCAGCCTGCAATAGTACCGGCTTTAACAGCTTTGCTTCTATTTGTTTTCCATATAAAAATTCCCGTATTTCGGTTATAGTCCAGAATTGCGTGCAGGTATTCAATCGTAAGTTCAAGTGCCATTTAAGCTCCTTAGTAATGAGCTTGAATATTAACACAGAAACTATTAAATAATGCAAACGCCTATTCTCGGTCAATCATACGTTGCCCGTAGCGTTAACGCTGCGGATAACCGTATGGTTAATCTGTTTCCGGAAGCTACGCCAGAAGGCCAAACAGCCGGTTTTCTTAATCGTGCGCCTGGGTTGCGTAAGCTGGCAACCGTGGGTACTGGCCCTATTCGTGGGCTGTGGACGTTCGGCGGTTACGGTTACGTTGTGTCTGGTAGCAGGCTATATAAGCTAGACACAAGCTGGAACGCTACGCCACTAGGCGTTATTAGCGGTTCTGGCCCCGTGTCAATGGCTGACAATGGCACGCAATTGTTTGTTGCGGCTAATCCTGCGGGCTACATTTATAACGCCAGCACAGACGTATTTCAACAAATTAACGATCCAGATTTTGCCGGCGCCGTTATGGTGGGCTATCTGGATGGTTATTTTGTATTTCAGCAGCCCAATTCACAAATCTTTTGGACTACCAAGCTGTTAGATGGTACGTCAGTCGATCCACTGGATTTTGCCAGCGCCGAAGGTTCGCCTGACGGTTTAATGTCGTTATTTGTTGACCATTTGGAAGTGTGGCTGTTTGGTACACAAACTGTTGAAGTTTGGTACGACGCGGCTAACGTAGGCTTTCCATTTTCGCGTATTCAAGGCGCGGTTAATGAGTTTGGTTGCGCTGCAACATACTCGCCTGCCAAACTGGACAATTCGTTATTCTGGCTTGGATCAGACGCCCGTGGGCATGGCATTGTGTATCGTGCTAACGGCTACATCGGCCAGCGTGTGTCTACGCACGCGGTTGAGTACGCTATTCAAAGTTACGACGTTATTAGCGACGCGATTGGCTTTTCGTACCAGCAGGATGGCCATTCGTTCTATGTGCTGATATTTCCTAGCGCCAATGCAACTTGGGTGTACGACGTTGCCACACAAGCTTGGCATGAACGTGCCGGCTTTGCTAATGGTCAATTGATTCGCCATCGAGCTAACTGCCAGATGTTTTTTAACGAAGAAATTGTTGTTGGCGACTTTCAAAACGGCAAAATCTATGCGTATGATTTAAATGTGTATGCTGACGATACGCAGCCACAGAAATGGGTTCGATCATGGCGCGCACTGCCAACCGGCCAAAATAACCTCAAACGCACTGCGCAGCATACGCTGCAACTTGATTGCGAGACGGGTGTAGGCTTGAACGATGGTCAAGGCAACACGCCGCAAGTTATGCTTCGCTGGTCAGATGATGGCGGTCATACTTGGTCAAACGAACATTGGGCGTCTATGGGCAAGATTGGCGGGTATTTCACGCGTACATTTTGGCGCCGGCTTGGCATGACGATTAAACTGCGTGACCGCGTGTATGAAGTGTCTGGCACTGATCCGGTTAAGATTGCGATTACAGGCGCAGAACTTGTTTTGACGCCTACTAATGGCTGATAACCTTAAAATTCCTGCCGATCGGGTTGCGTTACTTGATCCTAAAACTAACGCGGTAACGCGTCAGTGGTATCGCTATTTTCAAGATTTGCAAAACATCGGCGGTGGTGGCGGCACAGGCACAGTTACGTCTATCAATGTATCCGGCGGCACAACGGGTCTGACAACCAGCGGTGGGCCAGTTACAACAAGCGGCACGATTACGTTTGCTGGTACGCTAAACGTTCTTAATGGCGGCACAGGCGCTACAACAGCGTCAGGCGCACGCACAAACTTAGGTTTAGTGATTGGCGTCGATGTGCCTAGTCCGACAGGCACAGGCGCGTCAGGCTCATGGAGTATCAATGCGGCTACAGTCACTAATGGCGTTTACACGACGGGCAGTTATGCTGACCCTACTTGGATTACAAGCCTTGCTGGTTCTAAAGTTACTGGCGCCATATCTGGTCAAGCTGGCAGCGTAGCAAATGCGCTGACCGCTGGCTCAGGCATTTCGTACAGTTCCGGCACAACGTATGATGGCTCAGCAGCCATTACAATTACTAATTCGGCGCCAGATCAGGTTGTATCGTTAACCGGCGCCGGCACGACTACGATTAGCGGTACGTATCCTAGCTTTACAATCACATCCACGGATGCGTTTACGGGTACGGTTACAGCAGTTACTGGAACTGCGCCGGTTATATCGTCCGGCGGTACAACACCGGCTATTAGTATGCCAGCGGCCACAACGTCGGTTAGCGGTTATTTGACCAACACTGATTGGAACACGTTTAACAATAAGCAACCGGCTTTTGGTTCACAAACGGCTAACTTCTTTTATGCAGCGCCAAATGGTTCTGCCGGCGTGCCATCGTTCCGCGCAATTGTTGCGGCTGACATTCCTACGCTTAACCAAAACACAACCGGCACAGCATCAAATATTACCGGCGTGGTAGCGATTGCCAACGGTGGAACAGGCCAAACTACACAAACGGCTGCGTTTGACGCGTTGTCGCCAACGACGACCAAAGGCGATTTAATCGTATACAACAGCACGGATAATGTCCGTCTGGCTGTAGGCGCGGATAATTTAGTATTAACCGCTGACTCAACGCAAGCCACCGGCGTTAAATGGGCTGCTGTTGCGGGTACGGTTACTGTATCCAACGATACAACGACTGCCACAAACGAATACCCATTGTTTTCTGCTGCTACGTCAGGCAGCATTACGACGGTCTATACCAGCGATGCGAAGTACCTGTACAAGCCTAGCACTGGCGAGTTAACATCGCCTGCACCAATAGCAAGTAACGGCATATTTGTAAATAGCCAAACAGTAGCAACCAGCTATACAATAGCGGCAGGTAATTCAGGTATGTCGGCAGGGCCGATTACGATCAATTCAGGCGTGACCGTGACGTTAGCGTCTGGCGCAAGATGGGCGGTAATATGATTAGCCATTATTTTAGCTCTGGCTTGTACACAAAAGAAACTAAAATTCCTGCGCATCATGTGCTGGTTCAGCACGCGCACAAGCACGATCATTTTTCCATTCTTGCGCAAGGTTCAGTCGAATTAATCGTTGATGGCGTTAAATCTATTGTTACTGCACCCGCTTGTTTGACGATTGAGGCAGGTAAGCACCATGGCATTAAAACTTTGACCGATGTGGTTTGGTACTGCATACACGCTACAGATTGCATTGATGAAAACGAAATTGACGCTGTATTAGTACAGCCTACAGACATGAGCGTAGCCAATGCTATCGCGCAAGAATTAGTTAAGGAGCATTGATATGCCTTGGATGATGGCAGCGGCAGTAGTAGGTTCTTCACTTATTGGTTCTAGCCAACAAGCTGGCGCAGCAAAAGATGCCGCTAATACAACGGCAGCAGCGACAAACAGAGCAACTGCACTGCAAGAAAAGATGTACAACGAAGGCGTGCAGCGTCAGCAACCGTTTTACAACGCTGGCGTTAACGCATTAGGCCAGTATGTACAAGGCGTGCAGCCTGGCGGCGCGTTGACGCGTGGTTTTACAATGGCTGATTACCAAGCCGACCCAGGCTACGCGTTTCGGCTAAGCGAAGGTTTGAAAGGTCTAGAACAGACTGCGGCAGCTAGAGGGGGTTTGCTGTCCGGTAACGCATTGCGCGGCGCGCAGCGATTTGGGCAAGACCTTGCATCGCAAGAGTACACAAACGCGTATAACCGCTACACAGGTGAGCAAGCAACGCAACGTAACGCGTTAGCTGGATTAGCCGGCCAAGGTCAAACTACCGCAAATACAATTGGTAATTCGGGCGCTGCGTATGGTCAAAATGTTGGCAATATGATGGTTAACCAAGGTGTAAATCAAGCCAATGCGGGCTTAGTCGGCGCTAACGCAAACGCTTCCGCTTATCGCAATATTGGCAGTTATTTAGGTAGCCAAAATTATGGCAGTATGTTTGGCGGCAATAGCGGCGGTGCAGGTACTGCGGAAAATAATTGGTCAGGCCAGTTGGCGAATCCATACAAATAGGCACAAACATGGCTGAAATTAATTTTGGTTTACTAACGCCGCAAACTGGCCCGACAGAATACGAGCAAATGCAAGCGCGTACCGCGCAGAATCAGCTTGTACAACAGCAGCTTGCGCAATCCCGTCAAGCCACGCAATTAGGCGCGGCGCAATTGCAAAAGCTGGTTGAAGCCGATCAGCGAGTTAAGCAGTTCGCGGAAAAGATGCGCCAAACAGGTGGCCCCGAAGATTGGCGCGGTATTGCTAAAGCCATGTTTGATTCGGGTGACCCTGAGCAAATTAAACGTGCGCAAGAAATGATCGAGGACCATAAAGCATCTGCACGGCTTAACCAAGCATTTGGTTTAGGTGAACCTGAAGCACCACCAGCGCAGGCGCAGCAAATGCAAGCGCCAGCAGCGCCTGTAGACCAAAATGTGCCGTCAAACGACAGATTACGGGAATACACCGCGCAAATTGGAAATTTAGAAAATCCAGAAGCAAAAGACATGGAGTGGGTGCTTAACGCGCAACAACGCGTTAATAATTTAGCGCCTGCGCAAACTGTTTCTGTTAACACGCTTGGCGAAAAAATAATGCCTGCGGTTGAGAAAAAGTCTAAGCCATTACCTATGCTGCCTACGGTGGAGCAAGGTTTGCTAATGGCAGGTTCGCAAAATAAAGGCGAAGCTGAAACAGGCAAACGTATTGTTGACTACTACGAAAAACAACCTGAATTATTGAAACTGCAAGCGCAACAAAATCGTTTGCTGCAAATGGCCGACACGCCGCAAAGCCAAAAACTAATTGAAGCTATGCCTGAGTATCGAGACATTACAGCTCAAATTAAAAAAATCACGACGCACGCAGCACCAATTCAAATTAATACCGGCCAGCAATTAGAAAAAGCTGAGTCCGTTCAAAAAGGCGCGTCAAACATTAAGCTTTTGGACGAAGTGTCAAATGATGCGCGTTCTAGCGCTAAATTGCTGCCGGCGATTGACGTAGCCGAACGCATCATGAACAAAGGTTTTGAAACTGGTTTTGGCACAGATGCTAAAGTTGCTGGCGCGCGTTTGCTATCCGCTTTCGGTGTCCCCGAAGCAACTAAATACGCTTCCGACGCGGCTACAATGCAAGCTATGCTGACGCAAACAGTGCTGCAACGTCAGCTTGAACAAAAAGGCGTAGCAACAGAAGGCGACGCGCAACGTATCGCTGACACGTCAGCTAAGCTAAGCAATCCAGTAGACGCCAATAAGTATATTCTTTCGGTCGCTCGCGCTACTATTCAGCGTGATCAGGAGAAAAAAGACTTTTTCCAAAAATGGTGGAATACCAATAAAACAGTTGAAGGCGCCGAACAAGCATGGGACGCTGGTCCGGCTAATAAGTCTATCTTTACTTATCCGGCGCTCAAAGCATACGCACCTGCTACTAAACCTACTGCCGGCCCTAAAACGCCAATCGCTACGGCGCAAGATAAAGCAGCTTTAGATTGGGCAAATGCAAACCCCAATGATCCACGCGCAGCACAAATTAAGTCACGTTTAGGACAATAACATGGCGGCACAATTTGATCCGGACGCATACTTAGCTCAACCGCCGGCATTTAATCCGGACGCTTATTTGGCGTCTGGCGGCGGTGTGCCTACTGGCCGTCGTTCTTACGCCGCGTCGGAAGTGCCGGCTGCTGCGTTGTCTAATTTAGGTGGCAGTGCTAAGCGCGCTGCGCAAGGGTTAGGCGAAACAATTATGCACCCGCTAGATACGCTTGAAACAATGCGTCAAGCGGTAGGCGGCGGCGCGTATAATTTACTGCCAGAAGATGCGCAAAAGTTTGTCATGGGCATTTCTAACGATCCAGAAAGACTTAAAAAGTCTATTGCTACAGCAAATGCTATCGGCGGTGTGTATAAAGACCGTTACGGTGACTGGGAAGCCATTAAACGCACAATTGCTGAAGACCCTATTGGCGCGGCAACTGATCTTTCGACTATTTTAACTGGCGGCGGCGCGGCAGCGACTAAACTAGGCGCAGTCAAAACTGGCGCTGCGTTGGGGAAAGCGGCTGAGTTTACCAATCCTGTATCGGCAATTACTAAGCCGGCCAACATGATGGTTGAAGCGCGTCAAGCAGGGTTAAACAAACAGCAACAGTTAAACGCCGTTCGTGATCAAACTTTGGCCGCAGGTCAACAAGCTGGCTATGTAGTAACGCCTGGTTCAATATCGCCTACTGGCGCCAACATTATGTCCGAGCGAATGGCGGGAAAAACGCAATTAGAACAGCTTGCGTCAGTCAAGAATCAAGCCACAACGGACAAATTAGCAAGAAAAGCGGCGGGTATTCCTGAAACCGCGCCTTTAACTTCCGATACGATGAAACAAATTCGTGCGGAAGAATTTAAAAAAGGTTATGAACCAATTGAACAGTTAGGCCAAATTAAAACTGATCCGCGATACATAACTGATCTTAATAACGTAGCGGCTAAATTTAAAGGCCCTAGCGCGTCTTTTCCTGGCGCAGTTCCAGATAGCGTTACAAAGCTAATTGACGCGTTTAAACAAGGCGATTTTGCTGCCGGCGACGCGGTTGCGGCTACGCGCATGCTACGTGAGCAAGCCAAAGGTAATTTTGCCAAAGGTGAAAATGGTTTAGGCAAAGCACAATTGGCGATATCTGACGCGTTAGAAAATCAAATTGAACGCAGCATTCCTAATCCCGATATGCTGGATCAGTTTAAAGCGTCGCGTCGTCGCATGGCGATTAGCCACACGATTGAAGATGCCATTCGTCAAGGTACAGGCACTATTGACCCTAAAAAATTAGCGCGTGACATTCAAAAAGGTAAGTATTTTTCGGGTGAATTAAAAACCGCTGCTGAGTTTTCCAACGCATTTCCTCGCGTTAGCCAATCTAGCGCAAGTATTGGCGCGCCTACAGGATCAGTTTTGGGTCGCGGCGCGGCGGGTTTAACCGGCGCAGGATTAGGTTATTTATTGGGTGGTACGCCAGGCGCGGCAGCGGGCGTTACATTAGGAACACAATTTGCACCTGAAGCTGTATCATCTGGCTTACGTAATTATTTGTTGTCTAAAACCGGTCAAGCACGCATTGCACCTAATTACGAGCAGAATTTTTTACTGCGAAATATTAACGATCAAGCTGCACGTAATGCGATGTTAGCATCGCAAGCAGGGCAACAAAACAAGTTAGGCCGATAATGGAACCTCAAAACCTTTTCAATCTTATCTCCGGCGGTATTATGGCCGTTACCGGCTGGTTTGCACGCGAGTTATGGACTGCGGTTAAAGAACTGAAATCCGACTTGTCTAAGCTGCGCGAAGAATTACCGAAAGTGTACGTTACCAAAGACGATTTCCGTGAGGACATGCGCGAGATCAAAGACATGCTGAGTAAGATATTCGATAAGCTCGAAAATAAGGCAGATAAATAATGGCTTCATTATCACCAACACCACGGCAACAGTTCTTTGATGCGGCAGGCGTTCCGCTAGTCGGCGGTAAGGTTTACACTTACGCTGGCGGCACAACGACCCCGATTGCGACGTACACGACGCAAGCCGGTAACGTCAACAACACTAATCCAATTATTCTAGATTCACGCGGCCAAGCTAACATTTGGCTGTTCCCGTCAATCGCATACAAATACGTTATCACAGACGCTAATGACGTAACGCAGTACACCGTCGATAATATCTTAGTTCCAATCGACAACCTGTCGTTCTCGTCTCCACCGCCTATGGGCGATGTAGCACCCAATAGTGGCGCGTTTACCACGCTGTCTGCAACGGATAACGTAACCTTTACCGGCTCGGGCGCCACGCAGTTGCAAGTAGGCTCTACATCTGACCGGCCAACGCCCGTCATTGGTATGATCCGCTACAACAGCGCTTTGGCTGCTTTTGAAGGCTACGGCTCAACTGGTTGGTCAGCGATTGGCGGCGGTGCTGGCGCAACAGGTGGCGGCACAAACGAACTGGTTATTGAGAATGATCAAACCGTCACCGCCAGCTACACACTTGGCGCGGGTAAAAATGCTATGTCTACCGGCCCGTTGACTTGGGGTACGCTTTTTTCAGGCACAGGTAGCATTGCGGGTACAATGCTGACCATTGACGCAGTGACAGTCGGCGCGTTAGCAGTAGGCGAGGTGATTGTTGGCACAGGCATTACTGCCGGTACAACGATAACAGCGTTGCTTACCGGCACAGGCGGCGTAGGTACGTATACGGTTAGTGTATCGCAAAACGCAAGCTCTACTACGATTACGGCGCCGATTGTTATTACTGTCCCTACCGGCGCACGCTGGGTAATTTTGTAAAAGGATTATTATGTCATCAACAATTACCGCCGGTAATGCAACAAATGGCTTGGCTATCGCGTCCGATAATACTGGCATATTGCAGCTTAAAACGGGTACGGGCGCAGGCACAACCGCGCTAACGCTGGATACATCGCAAAATTTACAATTTAACTCCGGTTATGGTTCTGTCGCCACAGCATATGGTTGCCGTGCTTGGGTAAACTTTAACGGCACGGGTACGGTAGCTATTCGCGCTTCTGGGAACGTGTCGAGTATCACGGATAATGGCACGGGTAACTACACGGTAAACTTCACAACTGCGATGCCGGACGCGAATTATTCTGCGGTTGGTATGTGCAATGACAACAGCAACACAAGTTCAATCATGTACAGAACTGGTGGGCTTTTTTCCACCACTCAGCTTCAGGTTTCAACAGGTGCGGGTGGAAGCCTTGTAGATAACGCAAATTGTCTCGTCGCCATCTTCCGCTAACCGCATGACTCGGACACTTAATCAGAAAGGCTAACAAATGAATTCCAGAATAATCTACCCGACTGACGAAGGCGGTGTCGCAGTAATCATTCCTGCTGTCAGTGTTGAACTGGCACTTAAAGACGTACCAGATGGCAAGCCTTTTGAGATTGTAGACGTAGCAGACATTCCTTCAGATAGAACTTTCCGTGGGGCATGGTCATGGGCATCGTAATTAATCTTGATAAAGCTAAAGCTATCGGCCACGATATGCGCCGCGCTGCCCGAGCGGAAGAGTTTAAACCTTTGGATGTGAAGGCGACTATTCCTAGCGAAGCCGCTGCCGCTGAAGCTGCCCGTCAGCTAGTACGTGAAAAGTATGCTGACATTCAAGCTAAGATTGATGCAGCAGCTACGCCAGAAGAAATTAAGGAGGCTGTATGTCGATAGGGTTGAAGGGTAATGCAGATGGCAGCGGTGCTGTCCAAGTAGGTGGCTCAGACGCCATTACGATCAGCACTGGACTTGTGGTAACCGGCTCAGCGGGTAATTTGATGCTGCAATCGGGTACTGCGGTTGCGTCTACTTCAGGCACATCGATTGACTTTACTGGCATACCGTCGTGGGCTAAACGTGTCACTGTAATGTTTAGCGGTGTTAGTACATCCGGCACAAGCAATGTGCTTATCCAGCTAGGTGATTCTGGAGGCGTGAAAATTACAGGCTATATAGGATCATCTTCGAATATTAGTAGTGCAGTGTCGTCAGTAACTTCCACTGATGGTTTTATACTAAACGCATCAGCGGGGGCATCTTTGCGGTCGGGTATATTAACTATTAACTTGCTTAACGGCGCAACATTTACTTATGCTGCTGCGGGTACTTTTGGGGAAGCAGCGGCAACAACTTACATTACCGGCGGTTACAAATCATTGCCAAATATTTTAGATCGCGTACGCATTACTACAGTCAGCGGTACAGTTACGTTTACCGCTGGCACGATCAACATTCTTTGGGAGTAAATTATGCACAGAATCGTAGTGGACTGCCAGACAGGCGAAGTAATCAAATACACACCTGAAGAACAAGCAGCGTATGATGCTGCGTTGGAGCAAGCAGAATGAGCATAATTCTAGATGGCACTAATGGTATTACTACGCCGGATATGGAAGTTAATTCGGCTACATCAATGGGCTATGCGACTGGCGCAGGCGGTACTGTCACGCAGCTAACATCGAAGGCAACTGCGGTGACGCTAAATAAGCCTACTGGTCAGATTACTATGAATAACGCTGCATTGGCTGCGGGTGCAAGTGTTGTTTTTCAATGCGCTAACACACTTGCATCAGATGTTGACATACCTGTTGTTTCGCTAGGAACCTCGCTTTTGCCAAGCTATACCATTCGTGCTAAGTGCAGCACGGGGTCAATTTCATTTCTGCTGAAAAACGAAACTGCGGGTTCTTTATCTGATGCACTAATAATTAACTTCGCCATCATTAAAGGAGCAACGTCATGAGTTTTATCGCACGTTTTAAAGAGCCATCGTCGTGGGCCGGCATTGCCGTTTTGTTTAATGTCTTTGGCCCTGTTATTGGTCTGCCACCAGGTGGTGCTGACGTTATCGTTCAAGCTGGCGCAGGCGTTGCTGCTGCGGTAGCATTTTTTATGGCTGAGAAAAAGTGACGCCTAACTTTACTTACGAAGAACTTACGCGCACCGATCATCGGGAACTGTTAAATGTTCCCGATGCGGCGGCGCTTAAGAACTTGGATAAGTTAGCGTTGTTTTTAGAAGAAGTACGCGCATTGATTGGCCGGCCAATTATTATTAACAGCGCGTATCGTTCGCCCGAAGTAAATAAAAGCGTTGGTGGCGCGCCAACTAGTCAGCATGTCAAAGGTCAAGCCGCTGACTTCCGCGTGATCGGCATGACGCCAGACCAAGTGACGCGGTTACTGCACAAATCTAAACTGCCATACGACCAGCTTATCCGCGAATTCGATAGCTGGACGCATATCAGTATCGCGGATAAGCCTCGTAAGATGGCGTTAATCATCGACCGGAAGGGTGTTCGACAATTCGTGTAACGCACGCTGGATGTACACCGTTGCATCCATTAGTTCTTCCTGTAGATGCGTCAGCCATCCAACCAGATCAATATCAGTACGTTCAGTTGTTACGCCGTACTTTGTTAGCCCAACGTCAGCGCGCTGCGTCAGCTTTTCAATCACTGCGGTTACGTTTTTATCTTGCACATCTTATCCTTTATCGAGCGCGGTATGCGCGGTTTTGGACACCAGCCTAAACAGTCGTCTGTCCACGGGCCAACGACTAATACGCCGCCTGGGTTAAGCAACAACAGACTTGTTGCTCTAGGCGCCGGTTCGTCATCCGGATCACGAAAATACAGTTGGTCAGTTGTTATCTGTAGCATTGTTAACCCCTTGCGCGAATCTTTTGTTTTAGTGTTTGTCTTGGTTCTTGCTCTAATTTTTTAATGTGTTCTTGGAGTTCAAGTATTTCTTTGTCGTGGTCTTTTATTCTTTCAGCTATAACTTTTACAATATCTTCTATAACTTTAATTAGTTTGTATTCGTTCATAATTATCCTCTTGCGCGTATGGCTGCGCTAAGGTAAAGAAATAGCCCCAACGTAGCTGCACCTTCGCTAATGTAAATTTCACCAATCTCATCAACAAGATCAGCACATTCCTCACGCTCATCTATTGCGCCTCGCTCATATGCTTTTTGCAGTTCTTCTTCAATAATAGATCGTAGTGTGTGGTTCATGTGTTCTTCTCCTTTAATTTTGCTTCTGCTCTACAAATAGCATCATGAAAGGATA